CTCGGTAATCTACGAGCCATGTTGCACGAATATCGACCACAAGGAGTTTTCGGAGGCATGAAATGAACAGAGACGACATCATCCGCATGGCGCGGGAGGCTGGTATCGACGAACTGCGCCAAGCACTGGAGACAGAGCAAGAGCCAGTTCTGTGGCTGAAAACTTGGTTTGATGGGTCTGTGTCTGCCCTGAAAACTAAGTCGTATGCTTTTGCTGACCGTGAATTAGAACCCCTCTACACCGCACCACCAAAGCGTGAATGGGTTGGGCTTACGGCTTATGAAATACAAGAGATCCATTCAGGAAATCAGCACTGGGGTGATTTTGCTTGCGCCATCGAAGCCAAGCTGCGGGAGAAGAATCATGGATAGAGAAGAATACAGCCGACTATTTCACAAACACAAACTCAATCTTGTAGCTTTTAAACCGTTGAATGATTGTGACGAAGAAGTTTTGAAGTTGGTAAACGCAGCGATTGAGGCTGAAAGAGAGGAGTGCGCGAAGGTGTGTGAAATCTTAGAAGCTAAAGATGACAGTTTTTATGCTGAATTTTCAAGAGCGAAAGACTGCGCCGCCGCCATACGAGCAAGGGGAAAGCAATGAGTGGCGATCACAACATGTTTCAGAAAGCCACGTCCTATTTATCTGGTAACGCGTTTTGGCGTACGCCAGAAGAAGACACACCGCCTACTGGTGTAAAGATGTTGCTGTTAAACCCCGGTGGTGTGTGCATCGTTGGTACGTGGGCTGACTGGGCTGTGGCTTGGGCACCATTACCGAAAGTTCCAGAACATATTAAACAACTATTACTGGAGAGAATTACATGAGCAAGAAAGGACTGTTCGATGACATACCTATTAGCGACCCAAAACGGGATAAAGCATGGGCAGCATTTATCAGACGCAAAGATGTTAAAACCATGATGAAACACAAAGAAGAGTTCCCGTTCCCAATCGATGGGTCGTATAACTTATGGTGTATCTGTTGGGAGAAAGCTTGGCATGAAGGTTTTCGTCAAGGTTGGAAAGCAGCAGGAGGAAAAACACGTGAACCCTGATACAAAAGTAAAGATCAAATCAACAGGCGAGATTGGCTACGTTGTTAAGGTAGATGAGGATGGGTTCGTGTGCTTGCGCGTCCCCTCTACCAACGGTTGGCCTTTTCCGCACTATGTGTTTCTGCCCCGCGCTCAGCTACAAGTTGTTAAGCGTGACAAGCATGAAGACTTACAAGATATTGAGGAGGCTCCGTTTTGAGAACACCAGAGGGTAAGGTCAAAGACAAAGTCGTCAAGATCCTTAAACAGTACGGGGTGTACTACTTCTTCCCTGTTACAGGTGGTTTCGGTATGTCAGGCATACCAGACATCATCTGCTGCCACAACGGACGGTTTATTGCCATTGAGTGCAAAGCAGGGAAGAATAAGACCACAGCCTTACAAGACGCGCACCTTGCGCGTATTAGGGCAGCGGGTGGCGTAGCAGTTGTTATTAACGAGGAGAATGTAAATGGACTTGCTGAAACAATCGGATGCGAATGATATGGCGCAGGAACTCTTGGCTCGTGCAGTTAAAAGAGAACTTGTTGGCATCATGATCATGGTTGACCCTGAGTCTGGGAAGTTGCAGTTGATGGGACTCAACGCTGACATGGAGGACATGGTCAACCTCATCTTGGAAGCGCTCGACAGCGTTAAAAAAATGTATAAAGAAAACATGCACCCCGACAGGACGTTGCAATGAGGACACTTGTCGTTGATTTTGAAACACGTTGGGACAGAAAGAACTACACGCTCAGCAAGCTGACCACTGAGCAGTACATCAGGGACGAGCGGTTCAAAGCATTCGGGTTGTGCGTTAAAGAACTGGGTTCAGACGAAGATCCAGTATGGATTTCTCACAAAGATATTCCTGAGTTCGTAGCATCCGTCGATTGGGCGAGCACAGCAGTGCTGGCGCACAACGCGCAGTTTGATGTGGCGATCCTGTCGTGGCGGTATGGTGCACAACCGGCACTGATCTTTGACTCGCTGTCTATGGCACGGGCGCTGCGCGGTGTGGAGGTGGGCAACAGTTTGGCTAAGCTGGCGCAAGAGTTTGGTCTGCCGCCTAAAGGTCAGGCAGTACACAGCACAGACGGGTTGGAGGAGCTGACCCCTGAGATTGAGAAAGAACTCGCTGAGTATTGTGCACACGACACGTTCCTGTGTGAGCAGGTGTTTAACCGTCTGGTCGAGGGATACCCTGTCAAGGAACTCAAGCTGATCGACATGACGTTGAAGATGTTCACGCAGCCTCGGCTGATGTTGGACGTGGCACTGTTGAAGGAAGCAATAATTGATGAGGAGCGCAGACGTGGAGAATTACTGGGACGACTCGGAGTTGATGACAGCGCACTGGCGAGTAGTGATCGATTTGCAGCTCTTCTACGTGGACTGGGAGTGGACCCACCAACGAAGATCAGTAAGACCACAGGCCGATCAACTTATGCGTTTGCTAAAAACGACGCGCTGTTTCAATCTCTGCTCAACGGTGATAACGAAGAAGTTGCCCTGCTGTGCGAAGCAAGGCTCAGAGTTAAATCAACGCTCGAAAGAACCCGCGCTCAACGGTTCGTCGATATTGCATCGAGAGGCACACTGCCCGTTCCCCTTAACTACTACGGGGCTCATACGGGGAGATGGTCAGCCAGTAGAGGTTCAGGGCTCAATCTCCAAAATCTCAAACGTGGGTCTTTCCTACGTCGTTCCATTCTGGCTCCCGAAGGTCACAGCTTCGTCGTCTGCGACCTCTCACAAATCGAACCACGAGTCCTCGCATGGGTTGCCGGATACGAAGAACTCTTAAACATCTTTAGGAGTGGGCAGGACGCATACGCTGCGTTTGGTGCACAGATGTTTGGTATCCCCAACCTGTCCAAGGAGAGTCATCCTGAGCTAAGGCAGTCTGCCAAGTCAGCACTACTGGGCGCGGGGTACGGCATGGGGTGGTCGTCGTTTGCTGCACAGTTATTAACAGGATTCCTCGGCGCACCTCCCATGCGGTACGACAAAGCTTTTGCTAAACAAGTTGGTGTAACAGCAGTCACAGCGCACGACTTCCTGAAAGACAAGGAAGCGATGGCGCGGCTGGAGAAAATACCACGCACCTGTACCGATGAAGAGCTGTTCGTCCATGCACTAGCTGCCAAGGCGATCATCGACAAGTACCGACGTGCAGCGCACTTGGTGACAGACTTCTGGGCAATGTGTCAGTCAGCGATAGATCACTGTCTGCTCAAAGGTGAGGAGTACACATACAAAGGACTGCACTTCAGCAAGGGACAAATTCTCTTGCCAAACGGTATGAAACTGCGCTATCCTGACATCAAATTCTCGAAAGAGAAGGGGGTGGTTTATGGCCCCGACGAGACTAAGCTGTACGGTGGGAAGCTGACCGAAAACATCGTTCAGGCGCTAGCTCGTATTGTGATGACTGATGGAATGCTGAGAACTCAAAAGAGGTACTCAGTGTGTTTAACCGTGCACGATGAAGAAGTAGTCATCGTGCCCGATGCCTATGTCCAAGAGGCAGAGCAGTGGGTCTTGGAGCAGATGACAGTTGTACCGAAATACATGCCGGGGATACCTCTGGCAGCGGAAGTTAGTTCAGCAAAGCGTTATGGTGACGCAAAATAAAGGAGAGTAAATGGACATACCAAAGACGATACGTGTCGGTAACAGACGCTACACCATCAAGCTGCAACACGTTGACGAGCCATACACTACCGGCTACACCGTGGACAACTTAATTGTTATAGCGTCCAGCAATAAGACTAAACACACCACAGAGAACGAACGCGCACTGACGTTCTGGCACGAGTTGACGCATGTCATCCTCGATCACGTGCGCCCGAAGTTATCCAACGACGAACAGTTTGTTGAGCACTTTGCAGAGACAATGCACCAGATCGTCAAGTCAGCGAGGTTCTAATGAAAGCATGGTCCCATTCAGCACTCAAAGATTTTGAAGGGTGTGCAAGACGTTATCACGAAGTACGGGTGTTAAAGAATTACGTACAGAAACCTACTGAGCAGATTCGCTACGGTAAGGAGTTACATAAAGCCGCAGAAGATTATGTGAAAGATAACACCCCTATACCCCCACAGTTCTTATATGTGCAGCCCACGATTGATGCGCTGCTCGCTAAGCCGGGGACTAAGTACGCTGAGCATGAGATGGGGCTGACCGTAGACCTGCGCCCGTGCGGTTTCAAAGATGAGAACTGTTGGGTGCGTGGTATTGCTGACTTGTTAATCGTTGATGAAGAAAGTTTAACTGCATGGGTGGTGGACTATAAGACAGGTAAGGACAAGTACCCTGACAAGGAACAGCTTACCCTGATGTCACTCATGGTGTTCGCACACTTCCCCATCATACGTGTGGTGAAGTCTGCTCTGTTATTTGTAGTGAAAGACACAATGGTCAAGCACAAGGTCATGCTTGAAGAAGCAACGACTTATTGGCAGGACTATCGTGAACGGGTAGCGCGTCTTGAAGCAGCATTTGCTCACGATGTGTGGAACCCAACCGCAACACCACTCTGTCCGTGGTGTCCTGTTAAGACCTGCGAGTTCAATAAAGGATAACGCTATGACACAAGTTAACGGCAAACGTGATTACAAACACGCTTATAAATTACAGAAGAAATCAGGGGAAACCAAAGATCAAATTGAGCGCCAACGCGCAAGGAGAATGTATGACAAAGAAGGTATCGACCGTAACGGTAAGCACATCGACCACACCAACCCCATTCGTAATGGAGGCACTTCCACAAAAGGAAACACACGCCTCAGATCCCCAAATAAAAACATGGCTGACAACGGCAAGTGACGATGAACTGATTGCTTTGTGGGCCGCACGATATGGTGATGGATGGCGCATTTCACATTTAGAAAGCATAACGCTTCAATTGGAACAATGGGAAGAAACTTTTGATGTGGTGTTTATTAAAGAAATGTCGCGCAGAGGTTTAGTTGAAAAACACTATCACATGGCTGAACAGGCAACCCTATACAAATTAAAATGCAAATCATAGAAAATAAAGCAGTGCTACTCAGGACACGCAAGCCTGACAAATACACTGTCATACCAAGAAGTAAAAACCTCGGAGAAGTAGCGCCCGGACTACATGAAGTGTTAGTGTTCTGGGGTTTGGATGAGATGCGCGTCTTGCGCAATCTGGGTGTTAAAGCTGTGCCGTCCCCCATCAAGGCTAAATACAACTGGCCGGGAAAACTCAAGCCCTTTGCGCATCAGATTGATACCGCATCGTTCTTAACGCTACATCGTCGAGCGTTTGTGTTCAACGACCCCGGTACGGGTAAGACACTGTCTGCGCTGTGGGCTGCTGACTATTTGATGCAGAAGGGATACGTGCGACGATGCCTCATCTTGTGCCCACTATCTATCATGCAGGACGCGTGGATGAACGGTATAAGTAAAAGCATCATTCACCGTAGCGCTATCGTGGCGCATCATCAGCAAGCGGTTCGTCGTATTGAGATGGTGCAGGGGGACTACGAGTTTGTCATCATTAACTATGACGGGTTGAACTTAATCTCTAACGAAGTCAAGGCAGACGGCAGGTTCGACCTCATCATCGTTGACGAAGCGAACGCTTACAAAAACGTCAGTACACTAAAGTGGAAAACGCTTAGCAAGTTACTCACACCACAGACGTACCTGTGGATGATGACAGGTACTCCCGCATCGCAGTCACCGCTTGATGCTTATGGGTTAGCTAAACTTGTTAACCCAACAGGTGTGCCAAATTTCTTTACATCGTGGCGTGACAAGACGATGAACAAGATCACGCAGTTTAAGTGGGCTCCCAAGAAGCAAGCAGCACAGTTAGTGTTTGACGCGCTACAACCTGCAATACGTTATACAAAAGAACAGTGTACAGACTTACCGCCCGTGCTCGTTGAAACACGTGACATACCACTAACGCCACAGCAAAGAAAGTATTACGTCATGCTGAAGGAACGTATGCTGGTGCAAGCTGCGGGGGAGACAATCTCGGCAGTCAATGCTGCGGCAGGGGTTAGTAAGTTGTTGCAGATCAGCGCTGGTGCGGCGTACACCGACGATAAAGAAGTTGTGGAGTTTGACTGTAGCCCGCGCTTGTCGGTGTTGATGGAAGTGCTTGAAGAAACAAAGCGTAAGGTGTTGGTGTTCGCAGCATTCAGGCACAGCATTGATACTATTCATAACTATCTCACCAAGCATGGCGTTGCCAATGAGCTGATACACGGTGACGTATCAGTAAAAAAGAGAACAGATATATTCAAACGCTTTCAGTCTGAGGACGCTCCGCGTGTTCTGGTGATACAACCTCAAGCAGCCGCACACGGCGTAACGCTTACTGCTGCGGACACAGTGATCTTCTGGGGGCCAGTGATGTCTGTTGAGACTTATAAACAATGTATCGCTCGTTCTGATCGTATCGGGCAGGACTCAACGAAGGTGACAGTCATTCACCTACAAGGCAGTGACATTGAGCGCAAGATGTTTAAGGTGTTGGAAGAGCGTGTGGAGGATCACTCCATGCTGATAAAACTTTATGAATCGGAGGTTGCACGATGACAGTTTGCATGTATAATATTTGACATAACAAAAGGAGAGTTGATATGGAACAAATCCCAATGGACAAGTTGGCGCGTGTGTATCTCAAGATACGCGCACGTATTCAACAGCTTACGCAACAGTATGAGTCTGAGGTTGAAGAACTGAAGGCGCAGCAGGATGAAATTAAAACTGCGCTCAAAGATCAACTGATGGCACTCGGCAGTAAATCGGTGCGAACCGATCAAGGCACTGTGATCTTGGCTACCAAGACACGGTACTTCACACAAGACTGGGATTCATTCAAGCAGTTTGTCACAGAGCATGATGCGCTCGATTTGTTTGAGCGACGTATCCATCAGAGCAACATGGCAAAGTTTCTTGAAGAAAACCCCTCTCTTGTACCCCCCGGTCTTAACTCTGATAAAGAGTATGACGTATCTGTAAGGAAACCTACTAAATGAGTAACGTAACAGTTTTTAATGCAAACAAAGCTCCCGCATTTGCTAAGTCGCGTGGGCTGTCCACTATAGCTAAATCCCTCACTGGAGGTGGTGCAGCTAGCGGTAAGAACATCTCTATCAAAGGCGGTGTGTTTCGTTTGATTAGTGATGGTAAAGAGATCGCTGCAATCGATGATCGTCATCTTGATGTTGTGATTGTCGCTGCTGCTCCCAAGGTTGGCCGTACGTTTTACATGGGCAAGTACGAAGAAGGTAAGACTACATCTCCCGCGTGTTGGTCTGCGGATGGTGATAAGCCTGACGCATCAGTACAAGAACCACAACATACTAATTGCGCTGACTGCCCTCAGAACATTCAGGGTAGTGGTGAAGGCAACAGCCGTGCGTGTCGTTTCTCTCAGCGTATTGCTGTGGTACTTGCTAACGATGTTGAGGGTGACCCCTTGGCGCTATCGCTTCCTGCTACTAGTATTTTTGGTAAGGACGTTAACGGGGACATGCCTCTCCAAGCGTACGCACGTTGGTTGGCAGCACAAAACATCAACCCTGAAGAAGTTGTAACACGTCTGCGGTTTGATACAAAAGCTGCTGTACCCAAGCTTTACTTCAAGACCATGCGCTGGTTGACGGATGAAGAGTTCGCGTCAGTGACAACCCACATGGAAGCACCCGCTACTCAGAAGCTTGTAGTAATGTCTTTCTCAGCGCAACAACAAGTCGCTGCCCCTGCTGCACCACAGATTGAGGGAGCACGTCCTAAAGCCGCAGCTAAGAAGAAGGCGGCTGAAGTTGTTGAGGACGCGGGTGATGACGAGCCTGAAATCCGCAAAGAGTCAGCCCCCACTAACGCAGTGCCCAAGAAGTCTGGGATTGCTGCTACTGTAGATGCTTGGGATACCGACGACTAATTAACTGGGGGCGCAAGCCCCCTTACACACTATGCCCTACTCTGAACGAACCAAAAACGCAGTTAAACACGCCCCACGTACGCTAGGCTCGCGCCTTGGACGATGGGCCATACACCGAGACTTCTCTGTGTTACGTATCTCAAAATTTACGGGAGCGACAAGGCAAACGGTTTACAACTGGATGTCAGGCGTGGAGGTCACCCCTGCCTACCGCTCACGTGTGCAGGAACTCATCAATATTCTTGAAAGGCAACCAACAGCCGATCACGCATGGAGACAGATATGCGAGGACTACAACCTACAAGCATGACAGACTCAGAGCTGTTGAATTATTGTGAAATACATTGGGAAGAAGTTGAACCCGATTATCTGAAGGAGTTGATACAACGTATGGCGCGTTACATAGAAACGCACATACCTGACATTGCTGAGCCAAAAGACGGACGCCAGTTACCCCTGTTCTGACCTGTGGAGTTTTCATGCAACCGCAAGAGTTTCTGGCGGCAGTCCTCCCATCGACGGGCGTGTACTGTATAGCCGAGCTAACAAGTAAAAAGAAAGAACATGTTTTTGCAACAAACTTAGGAGAGTTTCAGCATGTCGTAGATACGTGGGTTAAGAACAGGCAGGACGTTTACTTCGCGCTTGCTACCTTTAAGCAAGAAGGGAGTCGTACCGCTAAAAATGCAGAGTTCATACGCGCTGCATTTCTGGATATGGACGGGTACGAAACCAAGCGTGATGCTGCCGAGGCGCTGGATGTGTTTCTTGAAAAGACCGACCTTGCGCAGTTAGGCCAGCCACTCGTTGTTGATTCAGGGGGTGGGCTTCACGTGTACTGGCCGTTCACTGAAGACATACCGATTGATGTATGGAAACCTGTTGCAGAGAACTTAAAGCGTTTGTGTGCACAGGAGAACATGCGCATCGACAATAGCGTAACGGCTGATGCAGCGCGTGTGCTGCGCATACCGGGTACTGTTAACTTCAAACCAAAGTACCCCAAGCCCCGTGCTGTGCGCATCATGGTGGAGGCGAATCCCAAAGCATTCGACTTTGGTACGTTTTCTGGACAACTTATTAAGAAACTGAACGGCCATGCCTATAGTCCCTTACTGGCGCAGAAAGTTGAGATCGAAGGCGAACGACCTAAAGGCGCACGGTCGGAGTCATCGGTCAAAATGTTTGACAGTCTGCAAAGCGAGTTTAAGCTTTTGTGGATTAAAACGATTGAAGGCACAGGTTGTAAACAGCTTCAGTATTACAAAGATCACGCCAGTGAAGACGGAATGGAACCGCTATGGCGAGGCTTACTATCTTGGACAACGCGTTGTACAGATGGAGGTGACTATGCGAGCCGCATTTCGGAGATGCACCCGTATGACGAAGATCGTATGCAGCAGAAGCTGCGAGAGATTAAAGGCCCGTATCCGTGCGTCAAGATGGATAGCGAGAATCCGGGCGTTTGTACAACGTGTCCGCACTGGGGAAAGATAACTAATCCTCTTGCGCTGTGCCGCACCGTGGCAACGGATAACACTGAGAAACAAATTGAGATACACAACGAGGAAGAAGAACTTCCCGTACAGATTGTTCGCCCCGCACCACCACGAGGTTACAGCTACGGTGCGAAGGGTGGCGTGTTTGCCGACAAGACACTTGAAGACGACGAAGGAAAGAAAACTAAAAAATCCGTCATGATCCTGCCGTACACATTGTTTGCGGTGGACATTCTCAAACAGCCAACGGGTGAGCACGTTGTCCACATGATTGCCGAACGCGACGACGAATACCACGACATACTGCTCAATCAAAAGTCAGTCGTCAGTAAAGACGAAACCGTTAAGACCCTTGCAGCACAAAACATCATTGCCTCGACAGGCTCAGGCAACGACAAGAACTTGTTTGAGTACGTGCGTGGGTGTGTGGAAAAAGCTAGCGTATCTCAGCAACCGCTTGTCATCCCGTCAAACTACGGATGGCAGAATCACGACCGTCTACTGACAGGGCACAACGCGCCCTTTGTGCATGGTGGCATGGTGTATCAGAACGGTGTGGCGCGTAAGGTTCCCATGCCTGACCTTCAGAACATCACAGCTAGTATGCGCTCGATGGGCACTCTGGACGGATGGAAGAACATCATACAAGTGCTGATCGATAAAGGGCTCGACGACATACTGGCTATGCTCTGCGTGGGGCTGGGCTCGCCGTTCATGGCGTTCAGTAAGCTGGCGGGGATGACATTTCACTTAGGGTCTACGGAGTCCGGCACGGGTAAATCGTTAGCGTTACGTTTGGCAGCTAGCGTGTGGGGGCATCCTGATCACTTTCGTGTCAGCCGCTCCACGTCTGACGTAGCCATGATCCACCATGCGGGGATGCTGGGTTCAGTGCCGCTGATCTCTGACGAGATTACGGTTAAGAACCGGCGTGACTTTGAATGGTTCCCTGCCATGTTGTTTGACTTCAGTGAGGGTAAGGGCAAGGAACGCATGGAGTCAGGCGCTAACAAAGAGAGGATCAACACCACAGCGTGGTCACTGCTTGCACTGATGGCATCGAACACGCACGTGGTGGACTACATGACGGGTAACCGCAAGCACTCATCTGAAGGTGAGCTGCGCCGTGTACTTGAACTGACACTCACAAACACGTTAACGTGGGACGATCATGAGCGTGATGCCATCGTGTCGCTGTCACAGAACTACGGGGTAGTCGGTCCCCACTATGCGAAATGGCTGTCACAAAATGCGCTGGAGGCACAGAAGCTGTACAAGAAGATTGAGAAACACATTCGCATGGATTTCCGCTCGCCTGATGATGAACGCTTCTGGACAGCAGGCTGCACATCCTGCATTGCCGGGGCTGTTGCTATGGGGGGTAAACACATGGGCCTGATTGACTTACCTATTGAGCGCATCATGCGTGTGTTCCGCAACCTAGTGTTTAAGAGCAGGGACACTGTGCAGAGCAGCAAGCGCACGGTTGAGGATGTACTCAACAGCTATACACGTGAGTTCTACGGTAAGTTTGTTGTCATCAAGGCTGTGGACGGTACGCTCGCTGCAACGCTCGGTGACGGTGGTGTGATCGATGAAACCATATCTCGGTCTGAGATTGCAGGGCGTGTTGAACACGGACTGACGCCGGGGTACATCGACTACGTGATTGAAGAAAACTTACTGAAGTCTTACTGCGCGTCCATGAGTTTTGGATACGCAGACTTTAAGAAGCAGATCGAGAGGCTGTACCGTGTGACATACGGTAAGACAGACTTGATGAAGAAAACCCGTGGCCCACAGATGCGCGTCAATGCAATCCGAATCTCAATGCCAGAAATCGAAGATTGAAATTGCCATCCCGTGGGACCAAGTCCCACAGGGAGGGGGTTTCTTCGTACCTACGCTCAATCCACAACGCACTATAGAGAAAGTGTTTTACTCAGCGACTAGGCATCGTGTTTTTTATATCAAGCCTACAGTCTGTATCATCAACGAGAAGCTTGGCGTTTACTTTCGTCGACTAAAGATACCATCCGCTGCGCAGTTTTAATTCTACGTTGCCGTATCTCGTCAAGCTTTTCTCGCTTTTGCTGTGGCGTCATGTCAGTACGCTCACGCACGTTACGCTCAAGTTTTGCTAGCTCACCCATAAAGCGTTTGAAAGAACCTGCGGTGTCCGCGAGCTTAAGATCTTGACGGTTCTCTTCAATAAACGCTTTTACATCTTCAGGACGCCCACGCTCTTGCATGGTTTTCATGGTGCGCTGTTTCTGCTCGATACCACTAACAAGATCGTATGCGTAGTTGATAACACCCTGCGCGTCTTTAGGTTGGAACAACCCTCCAACGATTGGCGTATCGCTAGCTCTCATTTCGGGAGCTACTTTTTCATCAGCCGCAAGAACGGGGTTAGCAATACTTGTTATAGCCACGCCCAGTCCGCCTGTGTACCCGCGAATCATGTAGTCAAGCTTAATGGGCGAGATGCCAAACAAACCACCAATAGCTTTGGAAACTTCAGTGGTCCCAGCGCGGTATCTTTCTGCGGGGATAAGCGCTTGCTCACGCTCACTCTCAATGGCTTTACCGCTATAGAACGAGTAGTTGGTCATCAACTCGATCATGGGTTTAATACCTGCGGGGATGTCTCCCGGCACTAAGCTACTCAAGATTTTGCGAATGGCAGGTGCAATCTGTTTAAGTTCTGTATCGCCAAACGCTGTGTTGTATACCATCTCAGGCAGCGCTTTAAATATGTAACCGACCTCAAACGGAATTGGTACACGTACTGCCTCATCGAAGAACGGCGTGTGCACAAAGAAGTTCATGTAACGATCTGCTGGATCAGCATTCTTGTACGTCTCGTCGTCCTCCATCATGGCAGCGTATGCAAGCGTGATACCCGCCAACATTAACCCACGCGAGATAAGTTTCTCTCTGACTTTGAGCTGTTCGTTAAACGGCATTTTGCCAGTGAACGCTCTGTAGAGCACGTCCATACCTTGGATCTGCGCGTTCATGAACGGGACCATCATTGACAGCATGTACACGCTTGGCGACAACCCACGACGATTAAAGTTCATGGACTCCAGCGTGGCGAGTGTGGCCTCCATGTCGGACAGCCCCTGCTTACGGAAGTCGTTGTACATCACCACACGCGTTGCAGCATCACCCTGTACGGCAAAGTTATCCAGCTTAGCCATAGCCAGCGTCCAGCCTTTACCGCCGTTAACAAGCTCTTTCAGTATCTTGCCAATATCTTCAGGCGTACCCGTAAGCACCTGCCCACCAAGAATACCGCGCTCTTGTAACGCTTTCTCGCCTTCACTCTTACCCTGCCGCATCTTGCCAAGCTCTTTGAGAGAGGAAGCTACAGGCGTCATGTTTGCACCAGACACCATGACTGCGGCTGTTGAGTCACGAATAATCTGACGAAGCGCATACACAGGGTTACGCGTGATGAACTTACGAAGAATCTGAGCAGGAACACCAAGCATACGCACAGCCGCTGGGACTGTCATCGATATACCTTCAAGCCCTTTTACCAACAAGTCAGACGGAATACCGAGCGCTTCTGTGTTGGCTTCAGCGTAGTAATCTTCGCCGTCAATCTTGAAACGAATAACTTCTGAGCCTTTAACATCCTTGCCTTTACGGATACCTGATTTGTTTGCAGCAACTTCTTTATCAGTGCGTGAAAGCAAACCCATCTCCCCCAGACCAAACGCGACATTACGCGTGGCTAGGTTACGCAGGGCCATGTCAGTTAGCAGGTTTGTGTTTTGTACCGAGCTTGTAAAGAAGTCAAGGATGTGCCGGTTATCGCCAACCAACTCGTTGAGGTATGGCTGACTCTTTAAGTTACCAACGTTGATAGGCGAAATCTCACCCCCGAGCACAAGCTCAGCGTTGCCACCTTGCTTGCGGTAAAACGGAATGTAGTCATTTGTTTCTGACAGTTTTTTGCCAGACTCTTTAGACAGCGTGCCAGTCTGTACAAGGAAGTTAATTAGCCCTTTGTTGTACTCGTTGTACTTCGTACGCGCTGCGTTAAACGCTGCCTTCACATCAGGTGTGCGCTCAACATAAGCTTTGACTTCGTCGAGATCTTTTTGTGTAAGGTCAGGATTAAAGTTCAACGTATCAAGACCAACACGATCCGCACGAAGCGCAGCAAGATATGTCGTGAACAGCATATTGGCTGCATCCGCATTGAGCGAAGTAGCTTTACTTAATTCAGTAGCCACGTCTTTCAACGAGGTGGTGCCACCGCTGCGCACCACAATTTCTTCTTGACCGTCATCACGCTTCTTCTTATCCAGAATAAGCGCTCCGTTGTTTGTAACTTCTGAAGTAAAGCTCATGCGCTGATCAAACATGCGCAGGTAGTAAAGCATTTGCGTTGCTTTAAGCGAGTCCTTCATCTCAGCAGCAACACGTTCCAGAGGTTCAAAGCGGTCAATAAACTGCGTACGGATGGCAAGCCAAGAGTTGTTAGCTTTAACCTTGTCAAACACTCCTGGAGGAGTAGCAACAATTTTGTTTGCTGTCTTAATGACATTCTCAGGAACATCTGCGCCGTAGCGCGGGGCGCTACGAAACACAACTTGATCCCCCGCTACGTATGCTCCGGCTTTGCTTTTAGCCATGTTGATGCGGGACTGACGTAGCAAGAAGTAAATGTCTGAGGGGTTCTGTTCTGCAAGCGTAGCCAAGCCCATCTTACGTAACGCATCACGAACAGCGCCCATCAGTTCGCCAATAAAACGACGAGCTTTCTGCTTAAAGTTCTCATCAATACGTGCTTCTTCAACGTGCGCAATTAACTCACGCATGGCTGCACGTTGCTGGGCTTGTTCAGACGCACCAACTTTTTGTAACGCCAACGCAGCACCAAGCGCAGCATCATAGACACCAAGGTCAGAGGCTAACTTCTCCATGCCACCTTTTTGAGCATTGACTGTCTCAATCAGGTTGTCCATGCCTTTAGGACCGAGGAGCGTATCAACGCCATAGTGTCCAACCAATTCGTGTACTAACGTCTTTTCAAGATCCAGCATGTCGGTGTGGTTCTCACCAACCACCACAATAGTCCCATTAGGCAGAACACCACCACGCACCTTGGCGCTGTCTTGATCCATGCCTTGGTTGTATAGCGCCTGTATAAATGACTTTGGCGCGTCCATGATGGTTTCAGCGTAAACAAACTTTACGCCTTCTGGCAGCTTGGACTTGAATTCGTCAATACGTTTCTGAGCTTCTGCAAGATCAACAACGGTATCCCCAACTTCTTCGATACGGAAAGCAGTGTCATCGTTTTCCCGTGCAATACCTTCTTCAAAAGATTTGATCAGCTTCAACAAATCTTTATCAGTTTGCGCTTTCTTACCCGCTGTACGTTGGCGTAACGTGCTCGCCTCAGCAATATTTTTAGCTGCTTTTTCAGGTTCTCCGCCGCGTAATGGTCTATTTTGCTGTTTACGTATTTGTTCTGTTACCGTCCCTGGCGCACCTGTTGCGGTAATACCCTGGCGTGTACCTCGTAAAAGTGTTTGCGCTGCTTCAGCAGGTGACAAAACTTTTTCTTCTTCAGCGGTGAGTGCGTATGCTTCAGCAGCAGTGCTTGAAAGATCCAGCGGTTCAGCACGACGTTCAACTTTTTTAGCATTCTCGCCTACGGGCGTTGTGACCTTACGTTCACGTTTAACTAATTCAACGCGCTTAGTTTTACCGCGCCCTACCTCGTCCAATACGGGAACAATTTCTGTACTACGGCGAATGCCTGGAAGCGATGAAAGTCGCTGCTCCGCAATTCGTTTGTTTCTAGCGCGGAGATCGGCCAGCCTACGCTGTGTAGCCTCAAGAATTGCAATATTTCGACGTGCTTGTGCTTGGGGCTGTGAAGCTTTACGTTCAGCCGCACGTGTTTCTTTTTCTGCCTTGAGCCCTGCTAAAAGTTTTTTCTCTGCTTGCAACCGCTTGTCAAGTGCTACTTCCGCATTAACAAGCAACTTATCTTCAGCCGTGGGAGCGGCGTCTTTAATCTCAGCAATTAAAGCTTCTAAGTCAGAACGCAGATCTGCAAGATACTTGTCCGCTGCTTCACGATCTTTATCAGGGATGTAGTATTCAGCGCGGTTTGCTTTCTCAACAATCGATTTGTACTGCCTTGTCTTAGCGGCAAGCTCTTGCGATACAGATTGCGCAAGCGTCTGGAGATCTTTTAATCCTTGTTCGTTAATACGCTTAATAGCATCTTGCTGTACGCGTGCGGCGGTTTTTGCAACATCTTTACCTATCTCGGTAATCAAACGATCAAGATTTTTTTCTGAAGCCGTGTCAACAACTTTTTTATCCTCAACAGCAATTTCAATTTTTTTCTTAGCGTCATCCAAACGCTTGCGCATGTTAGAAACTTTTAGCGACCCAAGGAAACGCATAAACGCTTCTGGCGTTTTACGTACAGTTGCGCGGGGCTCAAGTATTTTTTCAGGAAACAGCTCCATCTGTGCACCCCCAACTTCGGGTGCAGCAGCTACTTCCTCTTCTTTTTCCTCAACGACAGGTGTTGCTTTACGTGGTGCTGGCTCAATCCCCGGCAATGTAAATTGCTCATTGGGAATAAACGAGCGAGCCGGACGTGCCTCACGTGCCAACGCTTTATCACGAATCTCTGCAAGCTCTTCTTGCGTAACAAGCAGCGCACGAGCAAACGGGCGTGCAGCCTGTGTACCTGCTTTCATATCCGCAGCAAGCTGCTCACGGGTAATGTTTTTGCTAGGCGTAAAGCGTGGGAGTTCCTGCGGTCTGCGAATTTCTTTTACAATTTTTTCGTAACGTGCGCTGCGGACAACTTTACCCTGACGCATCACAGCAGGTTCAACAAGCTCTTCTTCAATTTTAAAACCAATGACTTCCGGGTAATACTCTTGCGCCCGGATCATCAGCTCGTCCATTTTTTTGGCAAGCTGTTTAGTCAAAGCATTTCTTTCCGCAGCGCCTACCCCTTTTACCCCTTCTGCGCGACGTGTGGCATCAATCTCATCAATGGTGGCAACGATATAGTTGTTGCGGTACGCTACAGCTTGCTGAAGTGCGTCTTTACGTTTTGCAAGTGAATCTTTCTTAAACTGCTCAAACGTCGGCAGCATATATTCTTCACCACGTGCTGCGGCTTCTCCCGCCATTGATGCCACGTAGTAACGGTATCCGCGCTCAGTTTGCCCTAGCTTTATCTGTCGCAGTTCATCAAGTGCAGACGCAAAGTTTCCAAACTCCTGATCCTGCCGCCTCTGCGCTTCTTTAATAGCTTCACGTGCTTTTGGCCCACCGATCTTGACCTTAGCCTTAATCTGCTCAATCTCAGTATCACGCTGGGTAATTGTTTGCAGTGTCGTGTCGTAGCGTTGTTGTGCTGCGGCAAGCTGTTCTTCGTTGGCTTCAGGCTGCGCAGTAAGCGTGTCAAGTGCTGCTTTGGCTTGTTGTGACTGCTTAACAGCCGCATCACGTTCTCTCTGGAGTTTAGCTATACGCAGTGCGTCATCGCCACGCACTAGCAATTCCTCAGCGGGTACACCAAAGTCTTCAGCCCGCTGTTCAGGCTGATTTTGTTTAAGCGTATTTAGTTCATTGATGCGTACCTGTGTGGCAAATGCTTCCATACCGTCAGGCGTAAACGTATTGTCTGGCGTTACGAGCTGTTTGTCCTCTGCAAGATAGCCTTGTAGTTTTTCACGCTCTTGTGCGATACGCGCTTCAATCTGATCAAGTGATTGAATCTTTAGTAACTTCTCTACAAGCGGTGTTAGCTCCCCTTTTTTAACATCCTCAATATACTGGGTACGCTCTTCAGGCTTAGTCAACCCCAATGCGCGAAGGCTTACAGGACTATCAAGCGAACGCTCAACGCGTTGGAGAGCAATGTCTTCGTTTTCTGCCGAACCCATCATGAGTTTGGCTAGTTGTTTTACATCACGGCGAGCTTGTTCTTCAGCAGCACGTGATTCTTCCACACGCATTTTTTCTTGGCGTTCAGCCATGCGCCCTTCAAGTGTCTCTGATGTTTTAGCAGGGGGCAGCTCTGCTTGATAACCAGTGTCAACTTCTTCTGCTACACGCTCTGCACGTCTAGTTGCTTCAGGGTACGCAAACCCTGCTGGCGTTTCCATAAACAGTTGTTCACCACCAACCTGCGGAACTTGCGCCTCAAGCTGCTGACGTTCAGCGCGTAAAGCTTTTATTTTTTCTGCAAATGCCCCTGCTTTTTCGCTTTCACCAAGCTCGGCTTGCTTCTGCATACTTTTTAAGAGTTTGGCTTCTTCTGCTTTTGACTCTTTAATTGCTTCTTCTGGGTTAGGAACTGCGTTAACAGAAGCTAACTGTTCCTCAATCTGTTTGCGACCTTTGACTAAAGGCGACAACTGTTTACTTAGCGCCGCAACTGTATCTACATCACCAGTCTGTGTAGCTTGTGCAATTTGTTTTTGAATGTCTTCTGTTGCGCGAGACACACGTGCATAGTCTTGCTGTAGCTCTTTGATTTCTTGCGAACGGTCAACCTGTTCAGGAGGCGCAGCCATTTGTGGCCCCGTTACCGCCGCTTCTGCTAGATCAAGAGCTTGCCGATCCGCAGCAAACAAAGGCACTCCAGCTTCTTGAGCGCGTCGCTGGCGCTCTGCAAAGTCTTGTTCTTGAGCAACCCGAGATTGTTCTTCTTGTTGTCTGCGTAATGTTTCCTGTTTTTGTTCTTCTGCAACCTGCGTACGCGCTGCGCCACGCTCACCTACTCGTGCAGCCCCACCAAATACAGGAGCGCTGAGTGCTGTCTTATATGCCGTATCACCGTACTCTTTGAGCGCGTCGTCTGATGTTAGGGGGAGACCTGCCTGTAACCGCTCAAGCATAGCCTGCGTAACTTCAGTCGGAACTTCAACGGCTGTAGCACGCGCTGCCCCCGTAGCGAGGGTGCGCTTTAAACTCTGTTCAGCAAGTGCGCGGCCTGCTGTGCTATCAAGTGCTTTCTCGGCAGGGCGTCCAAGGATCTTACCCACCATTTGCTTACCAAGAATAAACGCACCTGCGGCAGTCTCAATCCCAGCTTGTGCAGCGGCTGCTGCGGCTGCGGACGAGGCATCAATTGTCTTGCCTTCAGCGGCTTGGCGTGAAAGATTAGTTCCAAACTGTTGAAGCCAAGAAGGCGCAAACGCTCCAGCCAGACCGCCAACAGTTGCCCCAACACCAGCACCAACCGGACCAGCAACAGACCCTGCCATTGCCCCCAGACGTGCGCCACCAAACGCACCACCCAAAGAAACTCCGACTTGTGGGAGTTGTTCTGCAACAGCCAACGGTACTTGACGTACAAGCTCTTTACCCGCAGCAAACAAACCTTCCTTCTGATAACGCTCTTTAAGTGCGTCGAGGCTTGTTTCGTCTTTATATCGCTGCGCAATACCTTGCTCACGCTCAAGTGCTTCACGCGCTGCTTGTTCAGGGTCAACAATCCCAGTGGCTCCAGCTACCGCACTCGATACGAGCGACTCCGCACCTTTCTTAAAAGCCCCTGCGACCCCTCCTTGTTTTGGAAACAAGTCTGGAAAGTCGCGCCGCACAAGCTGTTGCGCTTGCTCTAAAGGTATAGTGTCAGGAAACCGCGCTCTGCGCCCGTCAGGTAGTTGGATGCTGTAGCTCATTGAACTCGCTTTCCAGAAGTATCGTAAACAACTTCTCTGCTGCTTTCAGAAGTTCCTTGCCCAATATTAGCGCGAGTAGTGCGTAAATACTCAAGATAATTTTCAACAGTGCCGTGCTGCTTGCGTAGTTGTTCGCCTTTAAACTCGTCATTAAAATCTGCAACTGCTTTAGCAACTTGTGCTTCGGTCAACTGCCCCCGCGCCCCTGTGTTATAGCGCCCTGACAAGTATGTTTTGGCTCGGTTCACACGCACAGGATCGTTTGACGTAAGGTCATCATAAAGGCGTTCATCAACGCCCGGAACTCGACCTTCTCTTCTTAGCCTAGCTTCAAGTTCAGCTTGTGCTCTCGCTCTCCCAGGAGCTTCTCTGTATTTTTGCTCTTCAAATGCTCTCGTTGCCGCAGCTTCTTGTGCCCTTCTTGTTTCGCTTGCTTGCCGATCTTGTGATTCCTGCATCGCAGCAAGTCCCTGGATACCTGTCCTGGCTGCACCTTGCTTAATTTCAAAAGCTTTAAGGCGCAGGGTCTGTTCATCCTGAAGAAGTTTAGCCGCTACATCCCGCTGCCCACGTTTTTCTGCAAGGTCGGCTTGGGCTGCTTTTTCTTCAGCTTCTGCTAAAAATTTAGCCGCTGCCATCTCACGCGCTTGGTATTCAGTACGTAACTTAGCCGCACCGGGGACCATACGTGATAACGTTTCAGCAAGCGTTTTACCCGGACCACCTGCGGCCATAGCTCCTAAGTAATCACCAAGATCAGGCGCTCGCCCTTTCAAAGCATCGGCTACTTTCTGTTGTCTTTCACCCCTACCTCGTGCGTACTCGTCATACTCTTTCTGCATTGCTTGCGTGTTTTTAAAACGCATCAGTTCTTTTTCTTCAGACGAAAGCATGGCAGTTTTTTCAGCCTCATCGATGCTTTCCATCCTTTTGCGAATCAACGCCATAAGGTCGTTAGGACTCACGCCGCTACTACCTAACGTAGACGGTTCGTCTTCGCGTTCTGTAAACCCTTCTGCAATTCGGGCAGACATGTCGCCACCGCCCTTAAACCCCTGAACCCCACCACCCTGCCTAAACACAATCCCACCGTCCATCGCAGTGAACATATCAGGGCGCATGGGTAGCGCAGCAATCCCTCGCTCACGTTCTGCAAGGTCTTGAGCTTTTTTAGAGAGCATCGCCCCGGCCATACCAAGCTGCTGCTCCTTTTGCTGTATGGCTTGCGCTTGTTGGTTGACCATTTGCTCTTTCATCATAAGCTGCTGAAAGATCGTCGGGCTATTTTTGGGATCATTCTGCATAGCCGCATTACGACTAATCGCCTGACGCTCCGCGCCCCGTTGGGCCAACTCTTGTCCTGCCATTTGAGGCGTGACCTGCCCAGTAGGTTGTGGCGGTTTACCCGCAGCGTATTGCTGTAACTTCTGGTCAGGAAAACGCGCAGGATTCTGGATCGCTGCTTGCGACTGCATGGGGTTAAAAGGGATCTGCGACATGTATTACCCCTTACGGTTTTGTGCCTGTTGTGGTCGGGCCAGTAGACCCTGTATTGATTTTATTTAACATGTCTATGAGCGCTACTGTAGATAATCCCCCCGTAAGCGCCTGTGACATAGGATCAATACCCGTAGCTGCTGCACTGATAGGTAGCCCCGTCAGCATGTTCTTCATAAACGTAAGGTTCTCATACGGATACTTCTCAGCGCGTAGGAACTCGTTATAGTCAAAGTTGCGGTCAGCAGTACCCAAGTCAGCCATTTGTTTAAGCGTTGCCAGATCAAGATAACCTTGTTGTTGACCAAGATTACCAAGCGCCTGCCCTGCTTGGATACCAGTTTGCAAACCTTTAAGCCCAAGCTCTGCACCAAACTGCCGAGACTGTTCGCCCATTTTCTGCGCTTCAAGCCCACGGTTTTGCTCGATATTAAATTGGCCGAGTCCTTGGGTATAGGCATCCTGTAAACCCTTAGCTTGAATACCGCCAAGCTGAGTCATAAGATTACGGTTTGCTTCAGACTCCAGCAAGCCATGACGTGACCCACCAAAAGCACCGGCTTGAACGGCTTTTGCTCCGATAGCTTGGTTGGCAATATCTGCTTGGCGTTTGGCTTCGCGCTGCTGGACATCAACAACATTCTGCATATAAGGCGACATGTAAGACGCCTGCACATTGGTGACGTTCTGCCCACCGTAAGTAGTTGGTTGGATGTTGGGGTTAGCAGGTACTGTGTAAGGATTAGTAGCAGAATCTCCACCTACATCAACTGCACCACCAGCGTCATACCCCTCAATTTCACCACCATGAGCTTTGGGTACAGTAGTTTCAGTCTGCACAGGGTTAGCGAACGTACCCGTCGTAAACGCCGTAGGCTTATATTGCCCATAACCCAAAGCGCCGATACCCGCAGCCTGTGCAAGATTGGAACCCTGTAAGAATTGAGCGGGTGTTGTTAAGTTAGCAATCCCTGCCTTAGCCGACTCAAGCAAGGGGGATTCCCCCGTGTACTTTTGAAAAGGCACATCAGCTTCAGCAGAAGATCGTTCAAGCAAGCGTTGTACATAAGGGGCATACCCCTCACGCAGTCCAGACTCTCCTGTAACTGCAACACCTGTACCAACACGGTCAGTGGTAGGAGCGCCCCTAACTGTGGTGTCAAAGTTTGCACTTGCGCCTGACGGCAAACCTAATTTGATTGCGCTTGCTATATCGGTAGCGGGTATGCCCAACGCTTGCAGCGTAGAGCCGGTCATATTCTTACTTTTGAACCAGTCAACTTTTTGCTGTCCAGTGAATCTTTCCCACCCAGCAGGGACTTGGATTGTTATACCCGTAGGAGATGTCCAAGTAGTTGTTGCGCTAACGGTGTCGTTCCCACCAGCAGCCGTGACCGTATCAGCACCACCAGCAGCCGTGACCGTATCAGCACCTCCACCAGCTACAACTG